GAATGTATTGCCAAGGCGCAGTCCACGCCAACATGTCAGCGTCATACCCATCGCCATTGTCAATGATGATGAGCTGCTTGACGGGATAGTCAATCGAACGGATCGCCCGTTCTAGTAAGTCATACCTGTTCAGAACGGGGATGATGATGACTGGCACCATTCGGACAACCCTTTCATCACAGGCTTCCAATGAGCGTCCCAGACGCGATCAGCGTCGTATGGGGCTGCGAAGTCCACAGCCACCTTGTCAACGCCTCTAGGCGCGTTGTAGGACTCTTTCAGGGCATCCACAAGGGAACCCACCTGTGGTGTGCAGAACCAAGACTTCTGATGATTATCCCAGAACGGTTGCACCTCCACAGCCCACCCCGAACCAACCAACTCCGGCTGAGCCGAGAAGTCAGACACAATCACCCTGGTGCCACAAGCCTGCGCCTCGATCACAGCCAAACCGAAACCCTCACCCATAGATGCAGACAACAACACATCAGCCGACGCATACATCATCGCCACAGCCTGCTGGGGGAACCCAGTCCGATAGGCGTACTGATCAACAAACTTGTATTGATCCTCACGAATCCCACACGCAGCCAACAACGCCACCAAGTTCACCCCACCCATCGCCCCATCCTTCTCCGTGTGGAGATACAACATTGCGTCAGGTCGAGTTGATGCGAAGATACCGAACGCCAACAGATTCTCTGAGAACGACTTGCGCGACGGACTCGCACCCTTGTTCGCTGCGTTCATCATCACCACAAACTTGTCGTCAGGAATGCCCATCAGTTCACGACCTGTGAAGTGACGATCACCATTCACAAACTTGGTTGTCGGACTGAACACAGACTCGATGCCATGCGGAGCGTAGAAACATTCCACATCAACATTGTTCAACATCTTCTGCCCAAACAACGACATCGCAATCGGCTTCACATTCGGACGCTTGCACCACTCAACAACTTCCAACGGACAAGGCGCATGATCAATCGGAACCCACGACGCAATGTTGTTCACCAGTTTCAACGACTCAGACTTCAACGGCCACACATCAAACAAAGTCATCATCAACGGTTTCAGATTCTTGTTGCCGTTCGCCCAGTCCATCCAATGCGCAACCATCACATCATCGGAATACGGTGCCATCCCACGTGGATACATTTTGATTCCATTCCAATTTGACGAAACTCCTTCGAGTCCGTACATCGCATGGATCGCTACTTCGTGGCCTTCTTTGATGAGCCTTGGGACGGCTTGCGCGGTTTGCGTACCGTAGCCGGTGGGGACGAAGGGAGCGTTGGAATACCAGAGGATGCGTAGCGCGTCTCCGTTGGTAGGTCTGCTTGCTCTGGTAAACGCGCTATTCCCCGACGCAACAGAATCTGTGCTTCGAGGTCTGGTAGTTCTACCGGTGTGTTGTTGACGATTACGAACATTTGACACTTCCTTCTCCTTCGCAGATCGCAGGGGGGAAATAGAAATAGGGTCGTCGCGCCCTGCGTGTTCGCGACGACCCTAAGCCTAGGGGAATTATGGGATATGAAGGGGCAAGCCCCTCAAGCCTTACGGCTGGAGGAGATGCTTGATGTGTGATGTTTGTGGCAAGTTGCCGTCAACACGCATCGTTGCACGGAAGGTTGCGAGACCTGCGCTGAATGCGAAGTCATCGGAACGATCCAACTTGATGCCGCCCACTTGACGCACGTAGTACGAAGGCATGTGGCCAACGATTACTGCTTTCAAACCTGTGGTGGCTTCTGCCATCGATGGGTTCTCGTAGATTGGCTGACCCAACAATGTGTCAGGTGAACCGATGCCGAGTGCTGGTTGGAACACGTAGTTGCCTGCCGTGTCCTTCAACTTGCGAACAAGACCGATTGACTTACCAGTCATCTGCCAACCAACACCTGGGAGCTGACGAGCAGCACCATCAAGTGAGTAGTAAAGGTCGATGAGGTTGTCTGCTGTGAAGCCGGTTGCTGTTCCAGAAGTACCGCCAACGCTTGACGCTGTGACGATGCCGTTTGGTTGCGACGAGCCTGTACCAACAGTCAATGCTGAACCAACTGCGAATCCAACTGCGTTGCCAACTTGATCAGCCAAGAAGCCGAGCATGTCAACACCAGAGTCTTCCAACAGTTCAAGCGAAACCTGTGTGAGGAATCCGAACTTGTATGCCGACAACGTGATGAAGGCGTTGAACGCTGGGTCACTCTCGCCCAAGGTTGCTGCTTCTGCGTTGACAGTTCCTACGGAGTAGGTGGACAGTGATGGAATCTGAAGGTTCTCGCCACCAGCGGTGTTGAGGACGGTTGATGTTCCCAGGACTGGGGCGATCATACGTGCGCGCATGATCACTTGGTCGTAGAACGATGTTGGAACTGGTGAACCAGTTGAGGACTTGGTGATGTCACGACGCTCAAACGAGTGCGAACGAACGTCGCCCTTGATGAGTGCGCGGATCATTGCCACGTCTTCTTGAACTGGTGCTGCTGCAACAGGACGAACCTGGTCTGCAATCTCACGGGTTGCTGCGTCCATGCGAAGTTCGCGTGATTCATCTTCACGGAGTTTGGCAATGGTTGCTGCGCGCTCGTTCAACTCGTTGTTCAAACGTGCGTAGGTCTGCTCTTCTTCTGCTGAGAGGTCACGCTTTTCGGCTGTGGCCACGTCGATGATTGCCTTGGCTTGGTGCCAGGCTTGCTGACGAATCTCAACTTGACGGTCTAGATATTCTTTCATGGTTTGATTCTGCTTTCGATTGTTGATGGATTGGGGATACGCAGGGAGAATTGCCTCTGACCTGATGCGGCTCCGCATTCAGCAACATCGCAGCGGCTCCGCTGAACAATGCAGTGATCAGATGTTAGGCGATGGTTTTCAATAAATCAAGGTGCTTGGCTAGAACACCTAGACGCGCTGGAGCAGCTTCTTGAATCGGTTCAAGTTTGGCGACAGTTTCACGGAGCAACATCGCATGGTCGTTTGACAATGTTTGTCCGGACTCAAGGTTCGTGATCGCTGCTGCGAGTTGATCCGCGTCAATTCCTGTGCGAGTAGAGAGTGCATCCAAAGATCGTACAGTGGCAGTCGTAGCTGTGTATGCAGGGAATCCCGTGACAACGCTCACTTCAAACAGTTTGATCTGACGCAGTTCGCGTGTCATCCCATCATCGGAGAAGTAGTCCCCACCAGTAGGAACAGAGAACCCGAACGACATCGAGTTCACATCTCCACGCTTCATCAACACCGACAGGTCACGACCAACCGAAGTATCTGGCAACGAAGCATCAACGAACAAGCCTTTGGAATCTTCCGACAAACGCAATGTCTTGGCTTTGGTTGTGGCCAACAGCATGCTCGAATCGTGGTTCATGTACATGCGCACATTGTTCCTTGACTTCAAAGTCTTGGAGAATGCGCCAGGCATAATCCGTTCAATGAACGGCAACGGTTCAGAAGGTGAATTGAACACGGCTGCATAACCTGTGAACGACATGCCATCACCGTTCTGATCTTGTCGCAGTTCAAAGTCATTGGATGTGATGCGTCGAGTTTCAACAAGTTCTTCCATGCCGCCAATACTAACAACATTCCCAGACAGGGATCGAGTGGACTTCGGATGCGACTTCGGAAGAAGATCATTGTCGCCAATGTATTTTGCGTTCTCAGGTCTGCCGTTGCGCAACAAATACAAGAACGCATTCACCCGTGCATACGACCATTGATCGCGTGTCACACCTGGACGATGCGAAGTTGAATACGCTCCAGCTCCTCGACGGAACACTGTGCGCAGCATCCCAACCGTTGCCCGTTTCCCAGCGTTGTCACCAACCTTCTCATTGTGTTCTTTGGCTTTGTTTGCCAAACCTGTCTCAATGGCTTCTGATAGTTCAATCGTCTTTCCACTAGCAGGAGCCTTCGCAGACCCAGCAGGATTCTTGTCTGATCCCGTGATCTGATCCTTTGGTGGGGCAGGAGCATCAACACGTTCTGATGTCATGTGTTCCGCTTTGAGATGTTCGGCAACCCGTTTGTAGAAGTCCCGTGCCGGTTGAGGGTTCAACGGATTGATGCCCCACAAATAATGTGCAACAGCACCAGCACCAGGGAACTCATCATCGTCAGCGTTCGAGTTCTTTGGTGCTTGCAAATCCACAGCATGACGTTCCGACCATGCAGCCGAACGAATCACCTTGTCCTCAGACATCTCACCGCGAGCCAAGTCCCGTGCCTCACGCACAGTCTTGTCAGTCAAACCATCACCAGCCAAACCTTCACCGTAATAATCCAAACCTTTACGCGCTGCGCTACGAATGTATGCAGGGACTGGTGGCAACACTCCACGAGTTTCTTCGTGTTCTTCAGGTTCCCAAGCGTTGCAATACCAACCGCCAAGAACATACGCATCCCACTTCATGCAATACGCCTTCAACTCTTTGCCATCTTCTTGAATCATCGACTCGTTGTAGTAATGGCAGTTCCCACAGGCGCGACCTTCAGGAACATCAGCAGACAACGCAGGACGATAGTTGTCCGGCAACGCACGTTCACCACCAGGTTCCAAACCCTCACCGATAGAGATTGCAATCATGTGATCAATCGCATCCTGCTTCAACTTATGGCAACCAAGAACTTCACCGTCTTCTTTGACGGTTGCCCAACCTGAACAATCAGGTGACTTGTCAGTTATGAAATAAGGCATCAGACCAACAACAATACTTCAGCATCATCATCCAAGATGGAGAACGTCACCGAACCCAACGCACCCACATCAAACCCACCAAGCCTCGACCCAGCCTGAGCCGACACCAACACAGGTCGTCTCGGCTTCGGAATCTCAATGACGATCTGTTCTGGCAGTTCTTGTTTCTTGACTGGTGTGGCAGGTTGTCTCCACCAGCGTGATCCCGAAGGGGGGATGACAGGTGGTTCAGGTGGGATCACTGTTGCTGTTGCCGATGCAACCAGCCCACCCAACGGTGCATCGAGTACAGGGAAGATGGTCGCTGACGCTGAAGCCGTTGCAGACAACCCACCCAAAGGTGCAGACAACACAGGGAAGATCGTTGATTGTGCAGAAGCCGACGCGCTAAGCCCACCCAAAGATGCAGCCAACACAGGGAAGATCAACACCGTTGCTGTAGCCGACGCGCTCAACCCACCAAGAGAAGCCGAACCAACCGCACTGACCGTGACTACCGCTGACGCAGACGCACTAAGCCCACCCAAAGACGATGAGCCTGTGGCAACAGTTAGGAACTCACCACCATCAAGAAC